ATGCCCAAGACCAACAACGCCGCATTGGCCGCGTTCATCTCCCGCAAGGTGGAGATCGACGCGGCGCTCGACCGCATCCGCGCCGCCAGCGAGGACCATTTCTTCGCCAGCCCGGAGGACGTGAACTGGGGCCATGTCACGGCCCTCGCAGACCATGCCGCGCTGCTCAAGCGGATCACAGACGCGATCTACGCCGAGGGGGAACACGCTCGGTCAGACGCGACCGGGATGTAGAGGAAACGGAATACCCCGAAGCGCCCGTCGATGCGGGAATAGTTCCGCCAGTTCACGGCATAGGCACCCTTGAGGGCGATGGACGCTTCCCGTCCGCGCTTCGTGCCCGGCCCGGCGTGATCCGCCCAATCCAGCACGCCCGTCACCGTCCGACCCTCACGCAGCGCGAACGCGGCATCGCATGTGCCGTCACGCTTCGGCCCTGTCCAATAGGAGGGATCGTTGCTCAGCACGAGGACGGCGGCAGAGGCGGCAGGTCGGGCGGCCAGGAATTGTTCCATGCGCCCGATATCCTTCAGCACGTCGTAACGCCGAATGTCCTGTGCGCCCTGTGGCTTGAGCGCGAATTGCTCGCCACCGATCTCATGCTCGATGTGCTGGCACAGGTACTTCAGCTCCAGCGCCATCTCCTCACCGCTATTTCTGATCAGGATGTCGATGGCCGCATTGCTCGGACGGGCGAGCGGGTATTCAAGGCGCACCTGAAGATCGGGGTGAACTTCTCGCAGGTGCCACGCAGCTCGTGCTGGAGGTCAGCCTCCGAATGAAAGACTGGCCTGCGCGCAGCCAGGTCGGTGAGCAGGTGCGGGATGTCGAGGTCCAATCGGCGCTCCTAGTTTGTGGTGGCCTATCCGGAGCGCCGACGCCCCTGCCAATTTCTATCGACCCGCCTCCGTCACCTCAAGAAACAGACGCCCTGAAGAGGTTCTCGCAGGGGATGTCGGAGAAACCAACATCCCGAGAAAATCGCGTTGTAGCCGCCAACGCGATTTGCCCGCGCCATCACGCCGCCGCCGTCGCGATCCCATCCAGCCGCACGGCGACGCTGGTGACGCCGTTCCCGGCCGCCTCGACCGCGGTGCCGATGGGAAACCGCCCCGCCGCCGGGGTGTTCACTTCCTTCGCCGTGTTGTCCCACGCGACGCGCGTGTCGACCGTCAGCACCGCGGCACTGGCCTTGGGCAGCTGGAACACGCCGGTGGTGGAGAGCTCGACCGGGTCGCCCTCGGCTGAGGAATAGGCGGCGATGCCGAAGATGCTGCCCACGATCAGCGCGTCGCCCGAGGCGATGCCGCCGATGGGCGTGGTGACGCGGAGGATGTGGCCGTTCTGGAGGTAGTTGCGCATTTTCAGAGCCCTTTCGAGGATTGGATGCGGACGACCGAGATGCGGTCGGTCGTCCCTGCGATCTGCCGGTTGAGGTCCGCGAGCGCAGCGGCCATCTCGCCGTCGCTCGCGTAGGTGACGCGCTTGCCGTCGTATTCGACGGTGCGGACACCACGGTAGCGCGCGGCCATCAGGGCGTCCCGCCAGGCGGTGAGCTGTGCGAGGTCGGCCATGCTCACGCGCCTGCATTCATGAACCAGCCCCGATGGTCGATGAAGCCCGCCCCGAAATCGAGGATCACCCGGATCTCCACGCCGTCCACGTCCCAGCCCGAGCGGCTCTCGACCTGCGGGCCTTCCGCCCCCGAGAGGTAAGCGAACTCCAGACCGTCGATCTCGCCGGGTTCGGCGGTGACATACCAGCGCGTGGCCGAGGAAAGGCGCGGTTCCACCACCAGCGAGAGCGACCCCGAGAACGGGTTCACGTCGGCCGCCGTCGCGGGCGCGATGCTCGCCAGCCACTTCTCGGCCGTAGTCTCCAGCGCGGGCGGCACGAGCAGGTTGCGGGGCGTCACGCGGATCGTGCGATCCTCGATGCCCTTCTGGGTACGCAGGGCCAGCCGGGCCGCCGACAGCGTCGCGTCGGAGATCGCCGCGCCGGTCCCGGCCTTGTTGCCGTGGTCGGCGTGGAACAGCGTCTTGCCGTCCGACAGGGTCGGGCCGTTGCCGCTGCCCGCCTCGAGGAGGGTCACGAGGATGCGCGCCTCGGTCTCGGCGGCGGCCTGCCCCATGCGGCGGGCAAGGTCCGCGAAGGCGCCGAGGTCATCGTTCACCAGCACCTGCCGGGTGATGCCGATCTTCCGCGCCCAGGTCTCGACCTTGTAGGCCTCCCGCGCCTCGGCCATCGTCCCGGCCTTGATCTCGCCGTGCTCGTTCAGCTTCTCCAGCAGCGGCGCCTCGCCCAGCATGATCTTGTTCACCGCGCGGAAGTCCCGCGCCGTGGTCTGGCGGCCCAGGCGGCGGATGCCCGAGGGCGCGGCCTGGTAGGCGTCGCGCAGCACCCGGCCCACGGTGTCCCCGAGGATGATCGGAAAGTCGGAGGTGGTGTGCAGCGCGCGGGTGACGAGACTCGCGGGCGACAGCGCCATGATCGACTCGCCCCGCAGCGTCAGCAGCTCCTTCGCCATGTCGACCGGGGTCGAATAGGCGTAGCGCCGGGCGGGCTCGGAGAGCTCATGCCGAGGATTGATCCGGGCGTAGAGCGCCTCGCCCATCTGGCGCGCGCGCAGGGCGGGCTCGTCCTGGCTCTCGCCCATCTCGACCCGGACCTGTTCGGTGCGGATCGCAGGCGCGCTGCGGTTCGCCAACGCCTCGAAGGCTGCGCGGCGGGCGGTGTCGGGATCGGCGCCTCCGTCGATCTGGCCGTCGATCCAGGTCTGGTCGAGCCCGGCGATGCGGGCGATGGAGCGGATCTCGGCATTGGCCTCGGCGCGGGTCTGACTGGAGTTTCCGGCAGCAACGCTAGTTGCGATGCGGCCACCTGCGTTGTCGGTGTCAACGCAGCTGTTTCGGGTCTGCGCCGCGGCGGAAGTTGTGGTCGTGTCGGTCATCTCTGTCTCCATACGAATGTGGGCGCCGGGATCGGCGGGCGTCGGCACCAGGGAAATCTCGTGGGGCGTCCAGCGCACGGCGGTCAGCACGCGCGCGCCGTTCTCGGTGGTCTCGGACCATTCCTCGACCGAATAGCCGACTGAGACGTGGCGCAGGATGCCCGCCAGCACGTCCTGCCAGACCGGCTCCACCTCGGGCCGCGCGGAGAACTGGATGAGCGCCGTGCCGCGCTTGCCGTCGACGGCGGCGCTGCGGACGGAGCCCAGCACGTCGCGCACCGCTGTCTGGCGATGCGCGTCCAGCACGCTGGCGCCCTCCAGGCGCGAGAGGTCCACGGCCTCGGGAGCGAGGCTCAGCCGTTCGATGTATTGCCCAGCTATGTCGCGGCGGCGGACCGGCGCGCCGGTGGACCAGACCACCTCGACGGTGCGCGCCTCCGGATCGGCCGTGGTAGGCGCCAGCGTCGCGCGGCGCGTGAGCAGTTCCATGGTCTCAGCCATCGACGGCCTCCTTCTGCTGCGGGGCTGCCGTCTGGCCGAAGGCGAGCCCCAGCCCCTCCGCGCGCTCGCGGTCGGCCGCGATCTCGGCATCCACCTGCTCGGCGTCGTAGCCGCGCTCGGAGATCGCCTGGGACCGGCTCTTGAGGCCCGCGCCGATCGCCATGATCTCGGCCTGCACGTCCTTCATCGGATCGACGTAGTCGAACTTCGGCGGCAACCATTCGCACCCCAGGTACGCCTCGGGGTTCCGGTCGAAGTCTCGCGCGGGCAACTCGCCGGTCAGCACCGCGAGCCGCACGAACCGCTCCCAGACCGGGCGGCAGAACAGGTGCACCACCACGTTGTGCTGGAGCTGCTCGACCCGCCGGCGGAACTCGATCAGCCCGGCCCTGATCGAGGAATAGGTGACGCCCTCGAGGTCGCCCGAGACCAGCTCGTAGGGCAGGCCCAGCCCCGCCGCGACGGCGCGCAGGTGGTTCTTCACGAAGGGCGCGTAGGCGTCGTGCTCGGTCGGGTTCGAGAAGCGGATGTCGGTGCCGGGCGGCAGCGGGATCAGGCTGCCGGGCTCCATGCCCACCGTCAGCGCGCCGCCGGTGTTCGTGCCGCTCAGCCCGCCCGCCGTCCCATCGGGATCCGTGATGAAGCCGGTGAACAGCGCCGCGACCTTGGCCTTCACCAGCGCGGCGTCCTCGAACTGGTCGAGCTCGTGCAGCCGCAGCAGCACCGGCGCGAGCCAGGTGATGCCGCGCAGCTGCCCCGCGGCGAGCGGCTTGAACAGGTGCAGGCAATCGGCGGCGGGGACGCGGAGCGGGTCCATGCGGAGAGACCCCAGCGGATCGCCCGGGCGGGAGAACAAGACCCGGTAGGCGACCCGGCGACCGGCGGCATCGAACTCGATGCCCGCGCGGATCCGCGCCCCACCGCCGATCTCGCGGTGCAGGTCCATGGGAACCTGCTCGCGATCCAGAAGCTCGAGGTGGAGGGGGATTGCGGCGGCGTCGCTGGCGACGCGCAGCCGGGCGAAGCTCTCGCCGCTCTCGACCATCGCGCGCACGGCCATGGCCTGCAGCCCGTAGAAATCCGCGAGCCCGTCCGGGGCGGCGTGATCGGTCCAGCGCAGCCAGAGCGCCTGCAGCCGCTCGCGCACCGCCCGGTCGGGATGGGTGGACTGCGGCTTGATCCCGGCGCCGACGACATTGCCGACCAGGCTGTCCACCGCCGCCGCGACCCATGGGTTGTTGCGCGCATACCACCCGGCCCGCCGCGCCGCCGTGGTCGCACCCGCCAGGATCGCCGCGTTCAGCCCGTCGACGGTCCGCGCCCCCTCCCAACGCCGCCCGCCACCCGCAGCGTCGAAGCCGCGAGCGCGCGCGAGGCCGAGAAGGCGATGGAGGAAGGTCCGCATGGCGTCAGACTCGCCCGAAATGGACCCTCAAGCTATTGGGAATGTTTGGGAATCGCCTTTGCCGCAACCTGTCATCCCGGCTTCCAGACGACGGCGCGCGTCGCCCACGGAGAGCGGCAATTGTGCTCAATCTAGTCTGCTGATAGTTCTTGGGTGGTCTGAGCCGACGGTTGAGCAAGCGAGAAGCGTCATCTGTTGGCTTCCAACAACGTTCGCGCGCGACCTGGACTCCGGAAGAAGAATTGGTGATCTGAACAATGACAGTGGCATTTGACTATGTGACAAACCCTAATGCGTCGATTTTGGGGCCCAGAGGCCACGCCTTGCAGCCGTACGAAATTGAGCAGGCGGTTCATCGGACCCGCGCAATTGTTGACAAGTTTGCCGTTTTTGAGGTGAACGTTTTTGAAATATTAGGAATGCGGAATTTGAGCGCATTTGTTGGTGAGGTTTTTGCAGCAGCAATGATCTTGGAACATCCTGAACTCTTGCGGAAGAATCCGCATCAAGATGGATATCCCGACCTACTGCTCATGGACGACGATGGTAGTGCCGCGTGGAGTGCCCTTTCAAAGCGGTTGCGCGAGAAGGGACCTTTCAGTCCATTTCCGACTGGAGGCTTTGAGGTCAAGGCTACTTGTGGCAGCGTTCCAACACCAGCCGCATGCTTGAAGCGAGGCTTTGAAAAACCAGACATCGGAGAGCAACGTATTCATGCCGCTACCGGATACGATTGGAAAGCGCATCATCGAGAGACCAACCATCTGTTCGGGATCTATTGGGATTTCATTGAAGGTTGTCCGACCATCGCGGGCGTGTTTTATCGAGCTGATCTTGTTGAAGATGATTGGGGAAGAATCGTTCAGCCGAAGGAGGGCGGCGGCCGTACAACCTCGGTTTCGATCATGACGCGCGACGGCGTCAAGAAAATGTACGAAGGATGGGTGACTGTGATAAATTCACCTTCTTACGCGGCGTTCTTTGACAAGCGAAATAATGGGAAGCTGATGGCGTCTGCAATCAAGCAGCTGCAGCCGTCGAGCGGCGTTCAAGCAGCGTTTCAATTAGGTGCTTGAAGATCACTTCCAAGCCCATTGGGGGGATGCTTTCTCCGATGATCTCTCGAATGGTCTTGTCGGATAGTTTCTTGCCGTCGTCTCGACCCCAAACGAAATCATAAGCATCAACCGTGTGTAGTATAAAGGCTTCGTGGAGTGAAAGTACCCGATGTTCCCTAGGATGCAATTTCTGATCAGAGCACGCGTAGGATAGGTTTCTTGTCAGCGCACTAGCTGGCAGGTTGCCACGCATGCGCTTGTATGCGCTGGTGAAGCCAGACATTAACCGATACTCGTCGCCGTCTTTTACCCAAGGTCGTGGCAGAAGTTCGCCGCATTTCAAGCAATTCAGGGGAGTATCGCGATTGGCCTGATTGATACCTTCTGAATTGTGTTTTGATCCGTGCGTCGGATTTTTGTCGAACCCGCAGGCCGGGTTTACGCACTGATTGTCGAATGCACCTTTTCCTGGCGGCGTATTTGAGACCCAGAAATATTTCGCGTCGTCAAGTGTCGGAACACGGTGGTACGGGATGTTCTTGTGTGATGCCGTGCGAGCATGGGCAGCATCGAGTGACGGCACCTCGGAGAGTGCATCGTCCACGGTCACCCATGGACGAGTGAACATGCTTGGGTATTGAGAGTGTGTGGGCGCTGGTAAGACTGTCCACTTCTTGAGGTGCGCCGACCGTGCAGACTTGTGTGTGAAAACCGTGATCAGCCTTTGACGCCGCTGTGGCACCCCATAATCAGCGAACTCAACAATCTCCCAGCGCCCCTCATAGTCGGAAGCAAGGAGCTCCGAGATGAGCTCAAGCAGGTCGCGCACCTGACCCTCGTGCTCAATTAGAGCATTTTGCATCTCGGGCACATTTTCGAATACCACGAGTTTCGGCCGCAGCGACAACGCGATCTCTACAGCGTCAAGCGCGAGTCTATTGCGCTCGTCGAGTTTTGGTTTCACTCCGCTTCGAACACCACGAAGCAATTTCCCACGACCATTCTTGGACATTCCCTGGCAGGGGGGCGTGGCGAAAAGGATGTCAAGAGGCTCACCATTAAGTCGGCCCTTTGCTTCTTGTATGATCTGGTTCTTGGTTTCGCGAATATCGCCATCAACCATTGTCGTATTGGGATAGTTGGAACGAAACACGGACGCGCGGTCAGGGAGAAGTTCAGATGCGACCAGCACATCAACCCCAGCTGCGTGAAGGGCAAGATCACCGATACCACCGCCGGAGAACAGGCTAACACCTGTCAGAAGTCTTAGGTCTTCCGTGGCATCCTTATGTGATTTCATTCGCCAAGCATCCTCGCACTCTTCGACGGCAGTCTGACTTTCCGACCACACTCGGTGGTATCAGCGACTGTGTCGTTGTCGAGATATTGCGTAGCATGAAAGCTCTCAAGTAATCCAGTCGATAGTCTTTGGCCGAGAAGACAGGGCTCATGGGACCTGCGGATGGAAGGGCAGATGCGAGGCCCGCTAGCCCATCCACGCCGACCGGATGACCGGTGCGACCACGGCACTCGGCTGCGCAGACACCGACGAAGCCACCCCCTCCACCTCCTCGTTCAGCCTGAGCCCCATGCTGATGAGCCCGTGCAGGGCGGCGTGGGCGTAGACGAAGGTGTCGAGGGCCTCGTTGCGCTCGCCGTCGCGCTTGGGTTGCCAGGAGCGGATGGGGCGCCCGCGTTCGAAGCGGGTGACAACGCGCTCGGCGGTCAGCTGGCGGAAGTAGTCGGCGTCGAGGCGACGGGGGAAGTGGATGGCGCCGGGGCCGGGCTCCGCGAGCCTCAGGCGGGCGTAGACCGCGTC